GAAATGCTGGACTCTGGGCCATCTGTATACTCTCCTCATGGAATGGATTCGGAATGAATCCCGGCAGCACTTACTGCCGGGTGTCGGATCAGGCTGCGCCTTTGCTCTTGACGCCTGCCAGGTATTCGGACTGTGAACAGCCGAAGTCATGGTAGCCACGCAACTGAATGCCCAGCGTGTTGAAATCTGCATCGGCAGATTCAACCGTCGGGCTTCGCTGACCGTTCAGGAACGAAACCACAACCGGCTTCATGATGTCGTCAAACAGGTACCATGCGGTGGTGCTGTAGCCGCCACCGTATGCGCTGTCGGACAACTCGGTGGCAACCACCGGGCGGTACTTGTTGGCGTGAATGTTGGCGTCTGATGCCTTCACCGCATTCAGGTTGCGTGCCACGTACAACGCTTCGGCAACCGATTCCAGTTCCGGTGGAACGAGCAGCTTCGTCGGCTGTCCGCCCAACGTCATCCGGCTGGTTGACTCTGCACCCGTCACCAGTGGTGACAGTCGCTGACGGAACGCCTTTACGCCGAGGGACAGACCAACGCCATCGGTGCCGAGGTTGGTTGTGCCGCCCTCGATGTAGTTCGTTCGGGCAGTCGTCCAGAACGTGGTGTGATTGCTCAGGAACGTCGTCCACACCAGACGATTCAGGCGACGGGCTGCACCACGTCCGAGACGTGTTCGCAGATCGTCAAACGCGCCCAGATCGTCGTTGATGATGTCGCGACGGGTCAAACTGAACATCTTCGCGTAGGTGTCAGCCGATCGCGTGTAAGACTCTTCGCTGATCTTGCCGTGCTTGATCACGCCACCGGGCCCGAGTTCCTCATACTCCATGTCGTCCAGCAAGCGATAACTGGTGTGGAGCTTGAAGTCGGCAACGGACTTGATTTCCGCAATTTCGGTCCAGTTGTTGGCGACTTCCTCGAAGCCCTGCAACAGTTCCTTGTTGGCAAGATTGCTGAAGATGCCCGGCAGGCTGACGGTGCTGAATCCGGCCTGCAGGTTGCGACCGAACGCAAATTCCATCGTCTCTCGCAGGTTGCCGTCATGCAACTTCGTGCCGGGCATGACGTTCATTCCGTTCGCCGCGGCAGCCATCAGCATGACCTGCTGCAGCCCGATGCGGCCTTTGAACTGGCTATGTGCGGCCTGCAGTTCAACGTCACTGAATTCCTTTTCGGTGCCTTTGTGCCCGCGTGCCATGCTCAGCCCGGCCTGCAAGATCCGCGTCGGATCTCCGCCGTTCTGTGCTGACACGAACGAAGTCGGGCGAGTGCGTCCGCTGCTCACCTGTCGCTTCAGGATTTCCAACTCCACCTTGTCGGCTGACCAGTTGTTTTCCAGTGCAGCCGCTATCACGTCCGGATGTCCGGCGGCCTTCGCCTGAATCTCTGCCTGCTGACGGTACACACCGGCAATCTGCTTCCGCAAAATCGCGGCAGCCTGCAGGTCATTGACCGCACCAGCGGCAGCGGTCTTTTCTGGATTCGTCGGCATTGCTGCCACCTCTTTCTTTTGCGGGTCCATGTGTTGTTCAGCCTGCACCGGTGCCGCTGACTTCATTTCCCAAGCCTGCATCAACGCGGCCTGATTCTCTGGTGTCATGTTGTCCAAGGACAACCCAAGTTCCTTCAGCCAATCTTCGAAAGACACGGCTGCAACTCCTGCAAGGGCAGCCGCGGCTGCCAGGTTTACCGCGGTCGCTCCGTCTGCGCCCATCGGCAGAACAGAGGTCTCGCGAAGAACTGCGCGACGAGCGAGAATGAATGGACCTGTTTGCACGCGCCCATTCACCTCAACAGACTCGCCGGCTTGTATCTCAATTTCCTCGATGATCCGCGCCCCAATGGACGCCTGCCATTGCTGGCCCTTCGCGCCCTGTTCGAGAACGCCAGCCACCTTTGCCGAAACGCCTGTAACTGGCCCTGCCAGCATCAGGCTTTCCCCGTCGTTCTCAATGGTGTCGGTAACGCCCAGCGTGTCCTCAACGGTGTTGCTGTGGTCCAGCAAAATCGGAACGTTGCCGGGTGTCTCCAGTCCTGCCAAATCCACGACAACAGGCAACGCAAACCCGCTCACCGGCAAAGGTCCGCCGGTGTATGCGAGGATCGAAAACCGTCGCGGCTTCGTACCTTCCGCAGCCTTCAACTGCAGCGGTGCTGTTAGGGTGATCGGCTTCATTATTTCTTGTCCCTCGATCGCATTTGCTCAAACACTTTCCGCGCCCATGCGGCTCCGGGATCTCCGCCCCATAGTGCCCACGCGATGCGGCCTTTGCTCGGGAACCCATCTTCGCCGGGAGAATAGCCTTCGCCTTTTTTGTCAACCTCGTGCCGAGAGAAATACCGAACCATGCGGCTGATCGTCTCGGGACTGACGGCCTTACCGTTGCTCAAATCCCGTGCCCGTGCGATACCGACGGCAGTTCCACCACGCCCGAATTCGCTTCGCCAGTCGAGTCCCTTTTGTGCCTCTTTGCGAACGCCCTCGGGTGGCGTGAAGTCGATATCGTCGTACTTGCCCGCGGCCTTCAAATCGGCTGCGGCTTCAACTTCAGACAACTCATCGTCACTCACACCGTCGCCGGAAAGCACGTCATCCAGCAGTGCCGCAATCCGTTCGGGCTGAAGGCCAATCGTGGCCAGCGTCTGCTCAGCCATCACTCGGGACATATCGCCCGTTTGCACGTCCTCCAGAACTCGCCGAATGCGTTTTTGGTTATTGCTGAATGCCCGCTGCCCCAACGTCGTATACTCGCCAGCAACACCTGCCGCGGGCTGCTGGGGCTGCGTCTGATCGACTTGCGGCGTCACGACGGCAAACGGTGCCAGCATTTCCTCGACGTTCTGCAGCGGTACTGCTGGAAACGCCGACCGAATCAAAGCCCGGGCAGTGTCTCTCGGAATGATTCCCTGCCCCACCTGCGCGATGATTGACACGATGGACGCAACCTGCGCGCCGTTCATCGCGGTGTCGGCAACGGCAGTCGCCGCACCGGTCGCGGGATCTGTTGCACCGCCTCCGCCGGGCTGCACCTCGAATGTCTTTTCGAACACGGCCCGCTTGTACTCATCGACAGACACGCCGAAGTCTGCGGCTGCGCGGGTGGCCTCCATCTCCCATTCTTTGCCACGTCGCGCGTGCTCTTCCGACAACGTGCTCTGCCCGGTGGACAGCCTGACGGCTGCAGCGTCTGCGGCTTCCGTCGCATCCAATTCCGGCAGCGGTGGCCACGTCCACTGGTGGTTGATTTCCTCGATCCGGGGCATACCGGACAACAGCCCCGGTACAAACACGGCGGACTCAAGAAACCAATGCCAGACACGCTCCACGATTGCCCATGTGATGCGGTCGCGCTCGACGTGAACCTCAGGTGCCCAAACGTTTGCCATGTCGCCCTTGAAGGAGCTGAAGTTTGCATCCTTCCCGGTGCCTGCGGCCAGCGTGTAAGGCATGTTGGTACAACGACAGAACGACATCAACGCCTGCCGCTGGAACATCTCGTACAACGGCCCCGGCTGCTTCGGCTCAACCTGTCCGATTTCCCAGCCCTCGGGCAAAGTCGTCAGCATGTTTCGCGTCAACTCGATCTCAGCGAAGTCCGCGCCGGATGCTGCGGGTGTGACCGCTGACCCGGTGGACTTTAGGTACATGGCGAAGTTTGCCGCGGTCTCTGCGCTGAACAGCGTTGCCAGTTCCTGCCGCCGCATGATCGGCAGCGTTTGCAGTGCAGGTGTTGCCCGTGGAATTCCACGTGTCTGCCCCGGTCGCTCCTGTCGGTACAGATGCAGCACTTCCGTTGACGGATACCAATCACCGCTCAGCATACTCACGGGCGCAGTCGAACCCGGGTGGTGATCGTAAACGTAAAACTCCAGCTCATTCAACGCGGGATCAAACCGCACACCGTCATCAACGAATGGGTCCTGCAATTGTGACTGCTGCCACGGCATGGCAATCTGATCGGCTTCCAGCGTTCGCAGATCAAGCGGCAGCGGATACCACTGCGGCCGTTCGGATCTCATCACGAACACTTCGCCGTCTCGCCAATACGCTTCAACGGCTGTCCTCAACATCTCGCCGAAATCGACACGGGCAACCCATCGACGCCACGCCAACTCCAGACGCTGATTCGCTGCGGCGTCTTGCGTCAGGACCTGCAAGCGCGGTCCACTGCCGACAATATGATTGACCGCCGTTCGCAGGATACCCGCGTACCACGAATTATTCTCAGCCTCATACCGGCTGCGGATTCGCACGACTCTGCGAACTGCCGGAGACATTGCCGCGCGTGCTGCCAACCCGTCCGCGCTTGTCCAGTGCTTGCGGTTCTCGGGTGTGGTCTGCGCCAAATCAAACTTCGCCCGCACCTGCGGCGTTCGCAACGCGGTGGCAACGGCGGTTGACGTGCTGGCGTGTCGGCGTCTGCGGCTCACTCAATGACCTCCGGGTGGAACGATGCGAAGGATCATTGCCTTTAGTGCACCGACCGGGCTGGCCGTCGCCTGTGAACTGGCGAGGTGCTTTTCGTACTCGATCAACTCGGACAGACTGCGGCGCGTGACCGTCACGCCGTCATTGCTGACGCTCGCGGCCTTCGTCATTTCAAGTTCGAGTTGTTCGGCAGGTGTGGTCATGCCGGAAGGATTGCACGCGCAATCGCCGCAGTAAATGCCACTTTGCTATTAGTAG